AGTATCTCCCAATTATTAGGAGATGATTTTGTAGTCCAAGACAGAAACCAAAAAAATAAAACAGTAGCGAATGCTATTCGATATATAGATGAAGGATTTAAAAGATTAGGTTACGAAGCTGGTACTGAGAAATTTGTTGCTGGGTCTTCAACAACGAGAGGTGGACCTCGAAGACAGATAGGTGCTTTTAACTACGGTGTAAGATTTAAACAACCACCGGGAGTATACCATCAAATGATGGCTCAAGTTGGAAGACCTGTGTGGTCTGCTGGAGAAACAGGGCCATACAAAGAAGTCAATAATAAACTAAACTATTTAATTAGTTATCCTTTACACAAGATAGCAGAGAGAAGAAGAGCGCAAGATGATTGGATAAATGGTACAATAAAAGGTAAAGGAAGAATACTAAATGAGATTAGAACCGAAGCTAGGGACGAAGCTTTACTAATACTGTCTGCAAATTTAGCAAAAGCAGACACGGCTAATAGCCGACTAGCTAAACTAGCTGATGTCCATAGATTATCAGGATCACTTACAGTAGCACAAGAACAATTAGATTTAATTAACAGTGCCTTTGCTGCAGCTGCTGCTAATAAAGGACAAGAACCCGTGTTGTATCCTGACAAAATAGAAGACTTAAATGATAAGCAGTTAAATGTATTAAGAGTAAAACTTATGCAGAATACAGAATTACAATCAGCCTTGAGAAAGAAAAATTCTGTATTTAAGAACAGCAAAAATATGTTTCCTAAGTATAACTACGATGGAACAAACTCTATTTTTGATAGACTAGATTAGAATAATAAAAAAGGGGCTGTTAAGCCCCCCTCTTACCTTCTTATATCTGTGTATCTTTTACACCACATAAACACTTCAGTTAAATGTTCAATAGCTTTGTCTCTCTCTACTGACTCATCCATGTTCTCCTGTATGTAATTCTCTAAAGGGTCTAGCTTTTCAGCTACCCCTTTAATGAGTTTATACTTTCTATCTTTGATGTATTGTTCTGCTTCTCTAATGATACTCATACTCCACACGAACCCCCTTGACCACTGATGTCACATATGTCGTGCGTTGCTACAGCTTCTTCAAACTCCTTACCTAATTTCTCAACTGCTTCACTGTAAGGTACAGACGTAAGCGGCTGACCACCTCGACTACCATCAGGGTAACACGTGAACCCTCGTAGTCTATGAGCGTAACTCGCTAACGTATTAGCGAAAGCCTCTACTGTATCCTCATTATTAAGTTTACTACCCCACGCAGGAAGATTAATTGTAGAACTAATACTCATGTCTACGTAGTCTTGCACGTCAGCTTGAAACTTAATCCTTCTCTCGTAGTCAGACGCTAAGTCTAACGCACTCTCGACATCCTCTGGGTCAGTACCGTACAGATCAATGAGTTCTTGAGCTGCACTATCTACGACATACTGATACACCCAACGTGTATTACCTTTTAAATATCTCCTCTTATATGCCACAGCAAAGATAGGCTCAATGCCTGTTGAAGTACCAGCCAGTATTCCTATAGATCCTGTAGGTGCAATAGCTCTATTAGCTACTGGTCTCGTAACGGATAACTTATCTGCAAACTCTTTAGATATTTTATCTGACTCTCCCTTGTATACGGATAGCCACTGGTGAAGTTCGGGTGACACCTCATATTTATATCCTTTTTTTATGAGCCACTCGTGTACACCCATGAAGCCTAGACCTAGCCTACGGTTCTTAGCTCTCACTTGATAGACCTTATCGTAAGGTAGCTGTGCCTTTAACGTCCCACAGATAAGGAACATAGTGGCTAATCGTACTACATCTTTCAGTTCTGAGATTGTTTCTATGCGTCCAAAGTTTAGTGACCCTAAGTTACACACGTCACTATCATCTTCTGATGTTACCTCAGTACACGCATTACGTAGTGTCTCATTCTCTTTATCGAAAAAGTTAAACGAGAAGCCCGGCTCTGCTGTCTTCATAGCTTGCTTGATGTTCTCTTGAAACACTGGGCCTACTTCACCTGTCTCGTAGTAGTTAAGTAACCAAGCAGTGTCGTAGTTAACTGACACATTGGTCATGTCAAGGGGTGCAGCAAAGTTAAAATCTTCTTGCTTTATATCCCAGAGGGTTTTACCCGTGCTACCTACAGGCATTGATGCCCAATCTTTAGCTACCAAGAACTTATTAATGTCTGCGTGTTGCCAGTTAAGACTAGCATAGATAGCTGAACGTCTACTGCCACCTTGCATTACTCTTCTACCAATCTCATTTATCATGTTCATCTTAGGGATAGGACCAGATGCTTCGCCACCTGTCCTCTTTATTGGTGTGCCTTCTCCTCTGTATACTGAGTAGTCAATACCTATACCACCACCTGTCATCAGACAACTCTCTGACTTCCAAGATAGGTTAGCCCAATCCTCTCGTGTATCTTCTTCAGCCTTGAGTAGGTAACAGTTGTTAAAGAACTTGTTAAGTCTACCTGCGTAGTACAAGTACCTACCACCCGGTATAAACTTCATGTCTCGTATGTATTCTTCTAGCTGTTGTCTATCTTCTTTACTGAAATATAAATCTGTGCCGCCACTCTGAATAGGTGAGACACATACGTCCTCAACTAATGTGTGAGCTAAGGCCGCCCAAGTTTCAGCGTTGTCGTGTCTATACTTGTGGTTAAATATATCTTCAGAGAATTTAGATCTGAACATAGGATTAAGATTGGATCGGTACTGCATTATCTGTTGTCTCCACTGCCTTTGATTTTACCTTGTCTCTTACGATTGTTTAGCTTGTCCATGTTGACTTCTACAACTTCCTTAAGAGAACTCTTATACGCATTAGCTATAGCTGTAGCGTAGAACACTACGTCACCTAACTCTTTAATCATGTCACCCTTAGACACAGACTTAGAATCACGTATAGTCTTTTGCATCTTACCTGCAACCTCACCTGCCTCACTCATCAAACCAAATAAGTTTTCATACAGGCGTTGATCTGGTGGTGTAATGATCATACCCTCTACCCAATCACTATAGGCAGTGAACTGATCTGTTGTATCATTTATATCTAACTTACTATCAAAGTATCCCATGTTTTTTAAATCCCCTTGTGCTATCATCGTGTTACCTTTCTTGTATTTTTATACTGCTTATGTGTACATCATCTATATCAAAGAAGACATTCTCTACTAATTCTCTTACGTCTTGTTCGTGTCCACCCTCATACAAAGATAGTATGTTAGCTTCGTTATCTACTGACACTCTAAACGTTACACTAAAGGATTTCATAGGACATCCTTACCCTCTAGTACATTGATACGCATCTCTGCATAACGTCTTATCTTCTCTAAGTCTATGATCTCTGACTCTACTGTAGTCATACCTTCGTATAGCTTATGTCCTGCCCTACTAGCGTACTTAATTATGTTACCTACCTCAAAAGAAAATCCGTTCTGCATAATAAAAGTTACTGGTTCTATAGCGTAACGAGTATAGTGAGAGGGTTCTTTTATTATATCCTCTTTAGATATATGTCTAGTGCCTGTTAGGTATGCTGGTGTAGTCATTAGTCTTTCCTCTCAGTCTTTAATACTATTCGTTCAACTGTTATTAGTTTGCCTTTTTCTTTTAGCCATGACTCAGGTACTACCCTGTGTGCATACTTAAAATTATTCTTCTCACACCAATCTGTATAGGTGCTTTTAGATCCTTTGTAAAGCTTTGCTTTAGCATTACTGAATACAAATCTAATGTCTAGCTCTGGATGCTGTTGTCTTATACAAGTATGCTTGTGCCTATCTTCAGCATCGAAGATACCTTTTGTCTCACATATGATACCATTATCAAGTAAGAAGTCTGGTGTATAGGTACGATACCTCAAGTCTTCCCACTCAATCTTTAGTAGTTCATATCTAACTTTTGTTTGCTGCTCTTGTAGAAACGCAGCGACCTGTTTCTCAAGGCCGCTACGGTATCTATATGCACTATGCCTACGTGCCTTTGGCATTAGACTTCTCAGTAACTGTAGCTAAGGTCTCTCTTAAGTCACCAAGTTTTATTGCACCTTCTTTTTGTAGAGCAGCCAGTACTTCATCAAACAGTTTTATAGCGTTCTGATTAATTGATACTCCCTGCACTAAATTCTTTTGATCATCAGTTAAGTTATCTTCTTCGTGTTCTACATTATCTAATGTAAATTTTGTCATGCCGCTTCCTTTGCTATGTGTACGTAGTCTACTATTGGTTTCTCTTTAGCCTTTGATACTAACGAGGGTATCGTTTGTAGAGTAGGCCAACACTTATGTTTGTATGAACAGAAGCC